GCGGGTCAAGGCGGCCTGAGGCAAAAACGGGAGGCTCCCGGAGGAGCCTCATGGTGTGTGCGTATTATTCGTCTACTTTGAATACAATCAAGTAGGCGTTGATGTTTGATGCTGTCACACCTCCAGCACTGGTAATGCGCCATTCAGTCCCGCCGCCAAGAACATATGGCGAAGCATTGCTTGTACCATAATTCAACAGCTGGACTGTTTCGTTACTGCAAACTACCGTGCTCAATGAAGGGCCTGTAAATGTAACAGAATCTTTAATGATCGTTGTGGTTGCAGTGTTGGTCTGAGCTGCCCCATCAATGTCCTGAAGAACACTTACTGGAGTCCATGCCTGACCATCAGGAACAATTACCCGAACATATGCATTAGTGCCGGGGGTGTATGTTTTTGCGACATACTTGTCAGCAATCGCTGCACTTGCTACAAGACCAATTGCAACAAGAAATGTGATTAACTTTTTAAACATTATCTTTCTCCATTTATACTTTTAGCAATAATGACAACCCTCTTTCGAGGGCTATCAAATACTGCATTAACAATTAACCTGCTGTTGCGTACAAGGTTCCCATTGCGTCTGCTTTAACAACCTTGAAGCCATATACATGCAGACCTCGGTGCAACATTCCGAATCCATTCGGGTTGTCGATCACCTTATTCTTCACCAACTGCGATGCAAAGGTGAGCGCATGTTTGGTTCCAAACAGCGTGTACCATGCTTTGTCATCGCTGTCATACTTCAGATTGCCAGTCTTGAATAACTTGAATCTGTCGATCATTCCAACCAGTCCATTACGAACAATTGAGGTTGAATCACCGGCGAGACTCGCGTCTTTCAGTTCAGACTTTTTGATCATGCCTACCAGCTTCGGAGGAAGCAGGAAGTAACGACCTTCATCAGGAACATTTGATTCATCAAGAATCGTTCCGCAGTCAACCATTTGGTCAACAATGGTATCCTTGGTTACTGTAACCGGAGCACCGTCTTCACCGAGGTTGAAGTCGGCAGACTGGGCACCCTGATTAGCACCTTTGTGAATGCCTGCAGTAGCATACACGCTTTGGAGAACACTAATTTCAATAGCGTTACGAAGTGCATAAGAAGCTTCTTCGGTCCACTCATTGATCCATCCGCGAACGTCAGTCTGAACATCGTCAGGATCATCCGTTCTGAAGGACCAATATTTACCTTTATCAATCAACAGTGTGACCGGAGTAGAGGTAGGCTCTTGGTTAGTAACCGTCATACCTTTACGGTGGTCATTGATTGTAATGGTTGGAAGGGTACGGATAATCACCGTATCACCCTGATCACGAATCATTCCTTCGTAATCGGAGTTTGCAATTTCGCCCAATACAGATGCTTCGTAAAACTTCACAAGAAGTTTACCAGCATACAGTGTCGGGATATATTTGAGGTCTGTACTCAGGCTGACTGTAATATTGTCAGCATCGCCGCCGCCAGCAATGTTATCTAGTGGATATGCCATAATTAATTTCCTATTTTACGTGGCGGCACATTCAGGCATCAATAAATTCTACCCGTTTCTGCTGCCACCATAATTCGCTCTTCTATAGCTTTAGCTTCAGCTTCGCGCCCTCTAAATCTACCTCTTGCGAGATCATTGTAGAAAGCTTTCACCTGCGCTTGGCTAAACTTTTCCGGGACATTCGGAGCCTGATTAACAGACATGCTCTGTTGATTACCTGATTCAGGTCTTGGAGCCGGTCTGTTGTTTTGCTTCGTACTGTCACCGCCAATATCTCCGTTCTTACGCTTGAAATCAAAAAACAGGTCTGCCAGCGCAGCCGGGTCATTGTATTGCATGGCTGTTTCAGCCAACTCCCTATTCAATATTCCGGTTTGCGTATTATACTGATCAAGAAACTCAATCCACTTTGGATCTGAACGTCTATTAATCTCACGGGAGCCGGGACAATACTGGTCAACAAGTGGCCAGAAGTCATCAGCAGGGCCTACAGGGTCCTGCTCTTCTCTTATCTCGGTACTCTTTTGAACCAAAGATTCAATGTGAGCCTTAATCTCGCCTGCCTCAAGTGCTTCTTCGAGTATGCCTTTCACCATGCGAGTATTGACCTCGAGAACATCTCCAAGGCTCTCTATCTCTTCCTCATTGAGGAATCGTTGAGCGCCCGGCTTTTTGCTCTCAGCTTCTATCTTCTGTATCCTTTCCTGTGTTTCTGCTAATTGCGAACGAAGTGAACGGATCTCTTCGTTTGCTGGTTTGAGCTGGCTTCTTATCCGGCCCTCAAGCGTTTTACGCAATTGACGTTCTCGATTCAGTTGCTCCTGCAAGCTGATAAGATCATCATTCGATTCGTTGATAATCTCTTCAGCGGCTGCTGCAATTGATTGATCACTCAATTCCGCTACTGGTTGTACTTGAGCTTCAGGAGGGGTATTATTAGCTTCTATTTTAGGAGGATTGCGATCATGCTGCTGTTTAGCCTCAAGAGCTGCAATCGCCTGTTCCGCTTTCTTTTCCTGCTCCAATGCTGATTGTGGTACTGCCATATTTTATTCTTTCGTTTAATGCGCCTTTTCAGGATGCATTCGTTTTCGTCCCTTCCCCGGACGCTTCAAAGGGCTAGGCTTCTTCTTTTGAGCCTAGGCTTCTAAAAATCAATATTTGTTCGTGTAACACCCGACTACGACCTTGACCAATTAAAACCTCAGACGGGGGAAGAACTTCTGTCTCAGCTCGCTCATGGTCTCTGGCCGCGATCAGGTATTTTATAAATTCTTCAAAAAAGGTAGGAGCTGTACTTCTCATACCGTTTATTGCTCTTGTTTGGTTTTTATCAGGCTTCAGCACTTGGTAACTCCCCCTTCTCCTGTTGCTCCATGAGTTTGTCCATTGCATCAGATGCCTGCTTCTGAGCGCGAATATCAAGTTCGCGTTCTTTGGCTTTAAACTCAAGATCCTGCTTACGCTTTTCAACTTCCAGTTTTTCCATCTCAAGCTGTGCTTCCTGAATCTGGAGATTGGCTTCACGTTCTGCTGTTGCCTGCATTTCCTGAATCTTAAGCTGCTGCTCTTCGATAGCCTGTCTTTGAAGTATCTCTTCTTGGGCGATTAAAGCATCGATCTTTTCATCTGTAGGCAGAATGTCATCATAATCACTTTCCAGCGACTCTATGGCATCTGCAAGGATCTTGGCCCGACCATCGAGTCCAAGAATCTTCATATCAAATTCATTCTGTGTAGAGTTTAAGAAGTTAAGGCGACGCTCTGAAAGTTGCTCTTTCATGATCATTGAGATTACGCCTTCTGAATAGAAGTTCATATCCCCTTTGATTGAATCGTCGTCGGAGTTTTCCAAGTTATAATCAACAATCTGGCAGATTGTGTTTTCAAATACGTTCCTGTCCAGATCAAGTATTACACGTTTCATGCCTCTGTTTGAGCTGGACATAAGCATTGACAGCCCGGAAGACGTTCTTCCTGCTCCTGCCACCTTGTCACTGCCATAAGAGTACGAAGGCATTTCAATTAAATTATCGCAGATCTTGATGAACTCATTAATGATACTTATAAGTTCTGTTGATCTTGAGTCAGGTTGATAAAATTCTACGAGCTTCTGCCCGGCGGCACTGCTTATGCCCTGCCATACTTTAAAGGGATATGCCTGCGTGATGTCTTCACCCGGAGCCAAGTTATTAATGTTGGGAATAACAGTCTGCGGTCCCGATGCAATGGCGAGGTTGTTTACCAAGGCACGGGAGGAGGCATTGATTATGTCTTGCGGATCTTTGATCAGTTCAGGAATAGATTTATACCAGAACCCACCTATTTCTTTTGCGAACCCAGTTACCGAATAAGGTCTCTTTCTCAATGGATGTTTATTAAACTCAACAAAAACGATCTTTTTATTCACGGTAATAGCATTGATCTCATAATCAAGCATTGCATTAAGGTCTTGTCCGTTATCGTCTTTGGTGATCCCAAACGAAATCAGATCCTGACCTCTGCACGAACACCAATGCTCAACCATTGGAATATCAGAACCGACATAGGCTGGTTTTGGATTGCCTATTGCAATGCTCTTTTTGTTTTCTGCATCTTCCCGGTCTGACTCCTGATTAGCCTGCACTAAGCTGGTTTTATGATGCCCCATAACAATTGCTTTGATTGCATCTTTAACATACCCGTCTTCATCCATGTTGCTGACAAGAGAGCTTCGATCAATGGTTCCTTTCTGGCAGATCGGAGCACCATCTACGCCCTTTGAATAACGGGAGGGATAAATATCAAGAGGGGATACGCGCTCGAAAGTTAAAACCTCTTTCTGCTCGTACTGAACCTTACCATTCTTCCAGCCTGAGCGTACTTTTCGTTTCCGAACGATTGGCCCCTTGATGACCATTGCTTTCATAGTTGATAGGTCAAGTAACCCCTCTGCCATCGCAGTCGTGAAGCCTCCCTCAATCAACTGATCGTGAACCTTGCGAGACATGTTCTCACATTTGCGTTTTGCATCTTCATATTCAGCAGAAATTATCTTTGCCCGCATATCAGACACCTGCTCATATGCTTCTTCAGGAGACAATGCCTGAGACTCTGCCAGAACCTTTTGTTTGATTCTGGCTTTGTCCTCATCTGATAGTGTAACAACCGGAGTAGGTTTCAGATCCCATGTACGTTTGCGTTTAGCATTCATGTAAACGTCGTGTACGAAAGCCTCAAATGCCCGACATTTGATTCCGGTGATACCAAGAAAAACCTCTGAAGAATCAGCATCTTTTATAGACGCCAGTTTCTCCGGAGAATATTTACTGTTTTTCCTCTCCAATGAGTCAATCATTGTGGTTTGGATATCAGTCTCTGTTTCCTTAAATCGTTTTGCATCTTCAAATATATCAGAGAGATAGTTTTCAAGCATTGTAAGCTGTGGTAAAGCTTCGGCTGATGCAGCCCCCGCTTTTTCTTCCTCTGCTTTTTTCTGCGCTTTTATCACCTCTTCCGCTGATGCTACATGCAGCAAACCATATCCGGGCTTCCCTTGAGGAGTCCCTTCAATCGGTTTAGAGTTAGAGTTATCGCCGGTATCTATCAGTGCATTTTTCATCTATTTGATAAATAAAGTTGATTATATTTTTTGTCAAGTCCACGCACTGTTTCCTCTTTTTACAACTCTGCGCCTTTCTCTACTGATTGGTGTGGCACTTTCAGCTCTTACAAGTGCGTCTTTAATCCTTAAAACTCCGTATTGAAGTGCATCTGCAATGTGAGAATAAAAGTTCTTGTCAGGAGAATCATTATATCTTTTTTTACCAACTGTTCCACCGGTTCTTATCTCTCTGTATTTATACTCTCCAAGGAACCCTTTTCGTGCTATCGGACACTTATTCGATAATGCGAAACAGGGCCTTCCTGCCGACAGTTTGTTCAGATAGAACCCTACTGCATCCCGCCTTGCAAGAAAACTGTTCGTGGATGCCGGTTCTGA